CACGAAGGCAGCCGAGTTACTTGGCGTCACGGCTCGGCATGTCCGTAACTGGATCACAAATAAGGGCTTACCCGCCAAGGACGGCCCGCGCGGGCGAATCCTAAACTGGCATGACGCCCTAAGTTGGTTTGTCGCCTACCAGATAGAAAACAGCGGAAATGGCGGAAATGGCCGCGCCGCCTCCGGCCAAAACTCGCCCGATGAGCCAGAAGAGGACTATAAAGACGCCCTCGCCCGCAAAACCCGCGCCGAAGCCGATCTGACCGAGCTGAAACTCGCCCGCGAACGTGGCCAGGTCGCCGCCATCGCCGACGTGCAGAAGGTTTTGGACGCCGCCAACAGCTCCACCCGCACCCTGATCCAGGCATTCCCGGCCCAACTCGCCCCTCAGCTCATCGGCATGGAGGATCGCGCCGCCATCTTCACCCTTCTCCAGCGGGAGTGCAACCAGCTCCTCGGCAACATCGCCACCATGGATGCGATCCTTGAAGCCGGAGAGATCGCGCGGGATCAGGCCGAATGAACCGCCCAATCAAGCCCTACCAAACCTCACCCGAGGGCTTATCCGCCCTTAACCGCGCCTTCCATAAGGCTTACCGCCTCTACATCCCGCCGCCCACGCTCACCCTTTCCCAGTGGTCCGACGAATACGCATACATCCCCAAAGAGGCCGGAGCCTTCCCCGGCAAGTTCCGCACCAACTTTGCCGAGTACCAGCGCGGCATCATGGACGCAATCACCGATCCCAACATTGAAACCGTCGTCATGCAGATGTGCTCCCAGTCCGGCAAGAGCCAACTCCAGATGAACGCCCTCGGCTTCTACACTCATTGGGAACCCTCGCCCATGCTCTTCGTGCAGGCATCCCTCAGCGAGGCCGAAAAATTCTCCAAAAACCGCGTGGCGAAGATGATCCGCGACACCCCCGTCCTCCGCGAGATTTACCCCTCGCCCCGCTCCCGCGACTCCGGCAACACCCTGCTCAATAAGGAATTCCTCGGCGGCGTCCTCATTATGGTCGGAGCCAACGCCCCCGCCGGTCTCGCCTCCATGCCCATCCGCGTCGTGTTTTTCGATGAGGTTGATCGCTACGAAGACTCCGCCGGCACCGAAGGCGATCCCGTTGACCTGGCCAACAAGCGCACCACCACTTTTTGGAACCGCAAGAAGATTATGGCTTCCACGCCGGGAATCAAGGACCACAGCCGCATCGAGAAATCCGAACTCGCCAGCGACCAGCGCCGCTACTTCGTTCCCTGCCCGCACTGTGGCGAAATGCAAACAATGGAGTGGAAGCGCCTCCGCTGGGAGACCGAGAAGCCAACCGAGCCCATCGCCCCCGAAGCCTCCAAGTACGTGCGCCCGCGCGTCATCGATTACAGCTACGTATGCGTCAACGGCTGTGAAATCCTTGAGCGCTCCAAGCATGAGATGGTGCGCCGCGGCGAGTGGCGCTCCACCTCCCGCAGCCATGACGGCAAGACGGCCGGCTTCCACCTCAACGCGCTTTACTCTCCGGTCCTCGACTGGCTCGACCTCATCCAGGAGTGGATAGACGCCAAGGGATCGCTCGAACGCCGCAAGACTTTCATCAACACCCGACTGGCTGAAACGTGGGAACTTAAAGGCACCGGCGCGGACGTGCATGAGTTGGAGAAACACAAGGACAATTACCACGACATGCTACCTGCGGGCGTACTCTTCCTCACCGCCGGCGTCGATACTCAGGACGATCGTCTCGAATGCTCCATCATCGGCTGGGGCATGGAGGATGAGCGCTGGGTCATCGATCACAAGATATTCGACGGCGATCCGTCGCTTCCCGATATGGACGCGGCAAGCCCATGGGCCGCGCTGCGCGAATATCTCTTGCAGGAGCATCAACACGCCTACGGCATGACCATGCGCCCCGAGTGCGTCCTGATCGATTCCGGCGGCCACCACACCGAGCCCGTCTATGAATTCGCCCGCAAGCACCGCGCCCGCAAGTGGTACGCCTGCATAGGCCGGGGCGGCGTGGGACGTTCGCTTGTCAATCAAGGCACTCCCACCGGACCCTACAAGATCAGGCTCTTTACCGTAGGCGTTGACACTGCCAAAGAGGACTTGTTTACCAGCTTCCGCGTGGAAAAGGAAGGCCCTGGCTATTGCCACTTCTCCTCTAAGCTCCTGGGTGAATACTTCCTCCAGGTCACCTCTGAAAAGCTGGTCAAGACAACCAAGGATTTTCAAACCACCATGCAATGGGTCAAGACCCGTGAGCGCAACGAGGCCCTCGATTGCTTCGTCTACGCGCGCGGCGCTCAATCCGTCCTCCGGCCCAACTTCCTCATGGTTCTTGGGAACCTCATGGACCACAGAGCCCAGATCGCCGCCGAGGCCGTACGCAATCGCGCAGCCGCAGAACCGCCCCCGCCGCCTCCGCCTACGCCCGAGGGCATCGCGCTCAAGACAGAAGAGATTCCCAAGCCCACGCCACGCCCAATTCCCAAGCCAGCGGCAAAGCCATCGAAGGCCGCATCCATCGCCAACCAGATGCGCAATAACTTCGCAGGACGCCGGTAGGTCAACGCGATAACTAGCGCGCTTTCCCGATTCCGCCGCACCATCGGCATGTGAGCGCCCTCAATCCCGTAACTCCCATCGCCGAATTTTCAGACTCGCCCGTACCTCTCGAACCGACCGAGCTACGCGCCGGAGATTCCTGGAATTGGACACGCCAGTGGTCGGACTATCCAAGCGGCGAATACAGCCTCAGCTACATCCTTAACAGTCCATTGAATCGCTTCGTCTTCCCATCGGGCGGCATCACTCCAGATCAGGATGGAGTGAGCTTCGATATTCAGCTTTCGCCCGCACAGACGGCGGCCTGCGTTGCCGACACCTATGAGTTTGTGGCTGTGCTCTCGCAAGCCGCCGATAGCGGGGATGGCGAGATCGCGCAGCAAGTTACGCTCGTCCTGCAATCGGTCAAAGTGCTGCCCAACCTGGCCACGGCTACCGCGCCGGTAGACACTCGCAGCTACGTCAAGAAAACCCTGGACATCATCCAGGCCGCCATTGCTGGAGATGACCGCCCCGACGTGCTTGAGTACATGATCCAGGGCCGCTCCATCCGCAAGAACTCCCGCTCCGAGCTTCTACAGATGGAAGCCCTCTTCCGTTACCGCTACGACGCCGAGCGCCGCGCCAGAGGTGAGTATGTTCCTTCCCGCAGCGGCGGCTTCCGCTTCAACCGCGCAATCTAGGAGTTATGTCCATGAATCCCTATTCCGATAACACTTCGACAATCTCCGACAAAGACGCAGCCGAGAAATGCCGAGAGTGTGAGCCAAAGCGTGAGCCTCGGCGCGATCGGCTTGAGCGCGCTGGCATTGATCGCGCGGATATGCTCTATCGCCGCCGTGAAAATCTCAAGCCGCAGTTGCGAAAGTAGGAGTCACCTTGGCCATCATCGAAGCACTCGACCTATCTGAATTCCGCGCGGAACATGCGAAGCGCACACTCACGCCGGATAACACCCTCGCGGCCCTCGGCGGCGGCGGTGGCATCGGCGGCTTCAACGCAGCCAAGTATGGCCGCCTCACCGGCGATTGGTCCGCAGCCTCCCGCTCCGCCGATCAAGACCTGGTTGTGGATCTCCGCCAGCTCCGCGCCCGCGCCCGCGTCCTGGCCATCAATCACCCGCTCATCGCCAAGTTTATCCGCATGGTCCACTCCAATGTGGTCGGCAAGCATGGCGTAAAGCTGGCCTTCAAGGTTCCCAAGCAGCGAAAGAACGGCAACGGCGCGCTCGATGAGGACACCAACGAAGAGTTGAAACGCGCGTGGAAAAAGTGGGGTAAGAAGGGCTCATGCACTGTCTGCGGTCGATACAGTTGGCGGCAACTCCAGCGGCTCATCGTCGAGAATGCCGCGCGCGATGGAGAGTGCCTCTTGCGTAAGGTCATGGTGTCGCGGTCAGTCAATCCCTTCGGCTTCCAGCTCCAGGTCATCGACGCCGATCAGCTTGACGACACGTATAACCAGCTCAGCCGCGCCGATGGCGTCCAGGTACGCATGGGCGTGGAGGTGGATCAGTACCAGCGCCCGCTTGCA